GTGAAAGTCTTTATACATTTGTTCTACAAGAGACGTTGTAGGCGTAATCAGAAGGGTCTTGAGTCCTTTCTGCGTATAATAACGGATAAGAGTGTAAATCATCATTGATTTACCACTACTCGTAGGAGAAAGAAGAAGTTTACGATTATATCTAAGTGCATCAGTTACTGCATCAATCTGATAATCTCTTGCTTCATATTTTGAAGAAAGAATTGTCCTCATATATGATTTAACTCCTTCAAAAGAAATCATTTCATTTTCTTCAAAAGGAAGACCATAGAATTTACTATCTTCAAATTCATAGGTATATTCGTGAGACTTTATCTTCTCAATTAACTTATCAAGAAGACCAACATAAAGTTCTCCAGTATGAGTGCTAAGTAGGTGAATAACCCCATCCCAGTTCCTTCTTCTAGTCTGAGGCATAAATTTGGCATTCTCCACTTCAAATGTAAAATATGGTGCCAATTCATAAAGAATATGTGGCTCACATTTGAGTTTGAGATATACCTCATTTTTTTTTGAAATAATAATATCTGACATAATCAATCATATCCTGCAGAAAATTTAGACCAATCAATTGCATTTTTAATTACAAAAGTTCTATTATGTAAAGTCTTGAGAATACTTTCAAGATAGTCCAACATTAATTGGAAATATTGAATTTTAGTTATAACTTTGACAATATCTTCATCTGATCGTAGATACTTATCTAAGTCCTGTTTCATTACTCTGTGATCAAATGGAGTTTCTTTATAAACTTCTGGACTTGCTTTTCCTGAATAATATAACCATTTTGCTTTCTCAAGAGTCGCTAATTTATTTTCTTCTATCTTCTTAAGTAATGATATATTATTGTGAATTTGATGATATTTAGAGTGTAGAGAAGGAATTTTAATGCTTTCAAGATGTAGATTATCTGGGTCTATTTTACTATCTTCTTCCCAGAGATTTTCAATTTCATTAATGTTCATAAATTATAATTTAATAATATCAAATATAGTATACTTGAAAGTGACCTGTGCTGTCACATAATTGACTTCATTTGAAGTACTATCAAATGAGATACCACTCAAAGAAACTGGAAATAAGTCTTTAAAAACAATTTTTAAATTTGGATTAAAAGTATTGTTATAAACAAAAAGAGTACCATCAGACATACCTGAAATTGCATTTTGTTTTCCTTTACTATTTTCATCTTCATCTAATAGTTGCTGATATTGTCCAAAGTTATCTGGAAATCCAAATTGAACTAACCAATTATAAACTTCTAGGTAATTCACCATATCTTCGTCTACCATAAAACGAAGAGTTAAATCCTCATAAGATAAGGTTTCTCCTGGAACAGGAATTGATTTAAGTGGAGTGGATTGAATTGCAACTCCTAGATTTAGACCTGGTAGATTTGCAGAATTACAAAAGAAATCTATTTTTGGCTTCTTTACCAAAGAAAATTTAAATCCTATTGGAGATAGAAAGTTTCTATTTGTAATCTGATTAGGCCAAAGAGTTCCCGACATTTTATCAATTTATTCAATCATACCTATTTATTCCAATAAAAAAGGACCCCCTTTTGGGAGGTCCTGAAGTTGAATGTAAAAATAAATTTACATCAGATTTTTTACAGTAACTCTACGGTAGTAGTTATTGCTGTTTCTCTTGATAGCTCCCATATCCTGGTCAAGACCGCCTGCAAATGGGTTAGCAACCATACCATAACGAGTCTTGAACCCGATTTTTGGTTGGAAGCTTCTCTCACCACCGGCACGAACCATTTGGAGGGGAACATAAGGGCAATAGAATAGACCAGCATCATAAGGGGAAGAACCCTTATATCCTGCAACATAGTATTGAGTACCAGAGTTGTTAGCAGCATATGGGTCAATATAAACTTTGAACTTACCTTGAAGAACTCCAGCAAAAGTATTGCCGGTATCATCAACGTTCAAGTTTGCATTAAGTGCTGGGGTGTAGTCTAGAATACCAGCATGAGCAAGAGCAGAAGCGATGTCTGCAGAGCACATGATGAGATTACCCTTTCCTCTACGAGTGGTTTGTGCGATGAGGTTAGCATCACGCTCGATTTGGAAGATAAGACCTTTGAACTTCTCAACGGACCAACGACCGTTGCTATCAACGTCAAGGTCAAAAATACCTTTAGTTGCAACGTTGTTCTGAGCACCAGGCTTAGCAATTCCGTAGATAGTACGGATAACTTCTCTGTTGATTTCAGCAAGGATTTCAGTTGAGAGAATGTTAGCAAGCTCAGCTTCTGCATTCAGACCGTGGATAGCCTTAAGGTCTTGTGCAAGCTCTAAGCTGTACTCAGCCTTCAGGGCGCGTGACTTCGCAGTAACGGACACTCTCTCAATACTGAGAGACATTTCGTTGAACTGGTTGTTATCATCATAGGTACTACCGAGACTTTCTGCATTAGCAGTGCTCATGCCTTGACCTACGTTATAAGCACCACTACCATCAGGGTTCAGAAGTCCAGGGTTTCCGCCTGACTGTGCAGTAGTACCAAAACCTACAGATGCACCATCATCAGAACCACCAGTATAATCACCAGTAGTGGTGTTATAATTTGAGTTTTGTCCGGTGAATGCGGTATCTACTTCGTTGTAGAATGATTCAGGACCAGTCTGGTTCTTGTAACGTGATCTCATTGCGAAGATCAAGCTTACAGGTCCATTCATTGGTTGAACGCCAGCTAGGTCATATGCGACCAAGTTAGGCATTGAACGACGAATGAGGCTGATAAGAACAGGGTCAAAACCAGCTACAGGTCCGGTTGCATCAGCACCGTAGCTAAAACCTGCAGCACCATTTGATGTTCCAGTATTAGTAGTAGGTGATTCTGAAAGGAATTCTCTTTCTTCTCTAAGTGCTCTTTCTTGGTTTTCTAGCAAGATAGCAGTCACAGCTCTACGGTGTGAATCTCTGATAGATTCTACTCCATTGAAATCAAGGAGCGGTGCCCACTTTTCTTGCAATTGTTCTGCATTGAACATTTGCATTTGATTTACCTCTTTTAAAAAATAGTTTGTTGTTTGATTTGATATTATCTAAAAATCACTTTTTAGAAACTTTTGCGAAGGCATTGACATAAGCTTCCATAACTCCAGTTGGAGCAGAATATGGAACCGAATCAGTAGTCTCTTCAACAAGATAATCTTGTCTGTTTCTGGTTGGAGCACTAGTATATGTAGGGAAATAAGATTCCCTTAGAGTGACTAGTTTCTCACGATATTCTCCTTCACCATCAAACTCAACATTTTCAGCAAGAGAGGCAAGCTTATCTTTTTGGGAAATTGCGAGTCCTTCAGCTACGTCTGCAAAAATTACATCGGTTGCTGACTCTGCTAATCTTTGGTTTAGAGCAACATTTCTTTCAATTTGCTCGTTGAGTTTTGTCTCCATATCATCTAGTTTTTCTACCATACTCTCAAGGACATCATATCTATCTTCAGGGATTGTTACATAATGATCTTCAAAAAGTTCCTTCATTCCATTTAGGAATGATTCGGTCATTTCAGTCTTGAGTCCGGTTTCAATTGCGAGTGCATTTTCAGTAATCCACTCATCGGCAACGTACTCCAGATAAGCGTCTACACGCTCAGTGAGGGCCTCAGCAATTTCCTGAACTTCTTCAGAAAGCTGCTCTTCATACTGACGAATGATTGCCTCTTCAATTTGTTCAGTTCTGGCATTAAGAGCTGCTTCAAAAACAGTTCTTGCCTTGAACTTAAACTCTTCGGAAAGGTCCTCACCAGAAAGAAGAGCGGCTACATCTTCTTCAATCTGGTCTTCAATCATTTGCATTTCTTCTTTTACTTCTTCCTCATCATCTTCATCTTCATCTTCTTCTTTTTTGCCTCTCATCATTCCTTTTTTCTTTGATTTAGATTTAGGAGCTTCATCCTCCATATCTTCATCATCCTCTTCTTCCTCCTTAGCCTCTAAGATTTCATCTTCATCATCGTATTCAGATTCTTCGTCTACTGGCTTTTTCATAGTAGGCATAGGGTCTGCAGCTTTTGCTTTAGCATTAACTACATTTCTTACTTGCTGTAAGACTGCAGCAGGATCCTTAAGTTTTGCTGGACCTTCAGGGTCGTTTGTATAATTTTCTGGAGTTGGACCCCCT